TAACTTTCAATCTTTTCTTTGATTGCACCTGATGTCATTAAGTGGTCATCAGCATCAACGAACTCAGAACCAATATCAATATCATTCATTGTATGCCCGCCTAGTGTAACACCACCAATAGCTACTAAACTAGTAGCTGCAGTAGAACCGTCACCAACATACAATTTATTTGTATTACTATTCCATATTAATTCACCTGCAGCTGGGGTACCAGCATTTGAGAGATTTGTACCTCTTTTAACTTTAATTGTATTAGCCATTTAACTCCTTAATTAAAACGTTCCGCCATCAACTTGGCAACCATCTAAAGCAGTACCAGTAATAGTGCTAGTTGATGTTATTGCTCCAGTAACTTTAACCTGTTGATTAAAGTCCCAACTGTCTGTTGAATTTACCCAAAGAATAGTTTTATCAGTAGCTCCCTTAAGAGTTATACCACCACCATCAGCAGTTGAATCACTTGGACTAGCTACAGAACCTAGTTCGATATTCTTATCATCTACTGTTAAGGTAGTTGAATCTATCGTTGTTGTAGTACCATTTACTTCTAAGTCTCCCTCAATAGTTACTTTTTTAGTAGCTCCAGTAATTGTCATAGCTGCTGCAGATGTTCCTCCGTCATTGACTTTGAAAATAATATCTTTATCTTGAACACCATTATGAATAACTATATGTTCTTCATTTTCTGATGCTCCTGCTCCACCATTATAAATAGTAAATTCACCGCTTGAATTAACTTTTTCTATTTTTGTTGTTGCTGCGTCTGCACATTTTAAAACTAATTTAGCAACACCAGTATCCATTACAGCATATTTATTAAATGTTGTATATGAACCACCCAATGTCATCATATCCGCATCGCTTGAATTTCTAATTTTTGTAGTATCTACGTTTGTAGCATTTAATGTAGTTACTCCCAATGTAGTAATACTCATTGAATTTGCTGATAAATCACCAGCTACAGATACATTTCCATTACTTGCATCTACTTTAAAAGCATTTGCGCTAGATTCAGATTCTATTCTAAAATCTACATTACCACCTGATTGATTAACTACAATTTCATCTGGGTCGCTTGAATTTTCAATCATTTCAAACATATTTCTATTACCAACAACAAATCGCATTGTATCGCCAGAATCATCTTGAATATATGTATCTCCACCACCATCAAGGAAAATTTTATCTCCTTCGTTTATAGAAATTCCATTTGCAAGAACTTTAAATTCTGGAGAACCATCTATTTCCATATGTATTTCATTGTCTGTGCTAAAATCTATATGAGCATGAGAACTACCGTATCCTAATTTTAAACCAGTATTATATATAGAAGTAATTGATGTTTGAGCTGCAGATACACTAAGTGTATGTGCTATTCCTTCACCGCTTGTAGCTCCTGTTGAAGAAATTCCAGTTCCACCCGTTACAGTTCCTACATAATTTCCCGTTGTATCAGTTGTCAATGCTACACTATTTGCTTGTATTGTTGCTGCTCCACCAGCTGCGATTGCAATATCTCCACTAACATTTCCAAATATTGAATCTTCTAAATTTGATGTAGTCATAGACTTTAAATTACCTGAATCAGAAGTATCTGATAAAATAACTAAATCATCTTGTGCAAAATCTGATAAAGAACTTGCTAATGAATCACCATCTAATTTATCCATATCAATAGCTGCGCTAGAAGAAATAGAAGCATTTACAACTGCGTTAGAAGCAAGTTGGTCAGCACCTACTGCGTCATCAGCAATCATTGCTTGTTCTACAGCATCATTTGCAATAGTTAAAGCACCACCAGCCGCAACAGTAGCGTCTCCACTTACGTTTCCAAATATTTGGTCTTCTAAATTACTAAATGTAATTTTTTGTGAACCGTTATCAGTAGCATCGACCATTGCTATAAAGTCTGCTTGAGCTATACTCGTTTCATTTCCTAGCTCATTTAAATTTAAAGAAAGAGTTAAATCGTTGTCTCCATTACCACTTCCAAGAGAACCAGCAATACCAGTTCCAGCAGTTAAATCTGCTAAAGTACTAACATGAAAAGGTTGTACTGTTCCTCCACTATCTGTTTGTCTTCCTACAAAAAGTTTTGCAACATTATTACTCCATGCAACTTCACCATAAGCTAAACTACTTGGATTAGTATCACTATTCCACGTTCCACTTCTTTTTATTTTTAATGTATTCGCCATAATTGTATCCTAATTAGCTGTTAAATTGTCCCCCATCTATTGAATCAGCATCTACCCATTTAGAACTAGAATTATCATATGTTAAAATAGCTCCATCTACTGGAGATGTTAAATTTGTATCATTCATTTCAGCAAGAGTATCCTCTCCTGAAACTTGTGTATCTACATAACTCTTTACTGCCTTAGCGCTAGGCAATGTTGTATCAGTACCAGCTGTTGAACTTAAGTCTGTATCTAGTACTCCCGCTTTCAAATTATCTACTTCTACGTTGCTGAGTGTATTATTATCAGCATTAATTGTTTTATTTGTTAATGTTTGTGTAGCACTAGATGTTGCAGTATCGTTTAATGCATCTCTAACATTTTTAGCTGAGCTATTATCTAAACTTACAGGTATTTGACTAGCATCAATACTAAAGCTATCTTGAACTTTAGTAGTGTTTTGTACACCTACACTTTTTGTAGCGCTTGTTGTTTGCACAGTAGCTTTTACAGCTTTATTTGTTGTAACTTTAGCACTTATAGCCATTATGCAGCCGCCTTCCATGTATTATCTAATTGTATTGCACTTTTAGAAATAACTACATCACCTTGTATATGTCTTGTATAAATAGGATTTGCTGCAGTTGTTACATCTTTTTCTGATAACTCCCAAACTCCTTCAAAATCATCTGTAAAATGTATTGTTGCTTCAGCTGGTAATGTTAAGGTTACAGTACTTCCACTTATACTAGCAACTAAATCAAAATATATTTGAGTAACTGTTGCGCTTTCCCAATTATCATTATTTGCTTGTGTTCCAACAGTATTATTAGATTTTTGAGGTCCTGTAAATGTACTATTTGCAAAATCTTTTTGTATTTTACCTACAAATTGTTTTTGCGCATCCATTCCATGACTTGTTTCAAATGTAATAACATTTTCAAAGTCAGCTCCTTGCTGTATTTCTATATCTTGATATTGATTTGCTGAAATCATTTATTCCTCCTAATATAAAAATACTACATCTGTTGAACTACTTTTTGTTGCACAAATTGGGTATATATGTCCTTTTAATAAATGAAATACTACATCAACACCTTCTACCGTTAAGGTAACATTTGCTGCTGTGCCTTTCATATGAACTGCTCTACATGCATCTTGGTCATTAGTTGTTGCAACTACTGCCTTGATATATGGAGCTACACTCTCTTGTACTAAATAATCATTAAGTCCTTTAGCCATCGTTTTCTCCTATTATTTAACTGCAAAAGTCTTTATTGTATGTGCAATAAACACTTTATTTTTATTACTTTCATTATCTGCTACTTTTTTATAAAACTCACGCATATAATATTCTTTTCCTGGTAAATCTCCTCTTCTTTCAGCTAATTGCGCTTTAACATAGCATACAACTGCCATCGATAACATTCTATTTAAATTTAAATGAGTTAATTCTGATGGAGAAGCTTGTTCAGTTAAGCTAGCATTTGCTGTAGTTTCAGGGTCTTCATCTACAAAAGGTTTTTCAATTGAAGTATATTCAATTCTTAATCCATTAGTAATTGCTTCATCAGGATAAATAATATCATCAAGATTTCCTCCAGTAACTCTACCTTGATTATCTATAATTCTACCTGCGCTTCTTACAATTTTATATAATCTTAATTGTTTGCCATGTTGTATGTAAGCATAAGTTCTATTTGTATCATAGCTCATGGGTTTGTATCCTCCGTAACTAATGGGTCGCTTTGTAATCTTCTAATCATTTTATATTTATTATCATCTTCTGTATCTAAAACACTTACACTTTTAATAGCAATTAATCCCGCTGGTAAATCATAATCTCTTGTATCAGCTACAATGTTTTGTTTATTTACTTCGGTATTAATTTCATTAGAAGATTGTATTTGATGAATAGCATCTTTAACATAAGCAATTACTAAATTAGTATCACGTGCATCTGCTCTTTCCATTATTTCTAAAATTGTCATTATGTTGTCGCTCCTTGTTCTAATCTTTGTGATTGTTGTTGTTGTTCGGGAGCTCCTATAACCCCTGATACAGCTTGAAGTTCAGCTACTGCTCTTTGATAAAAATTTAACGCTGCTTGTAATCGTTGATTTGCAAGACTTAAATCTCCTTGCGAAACTTGCATTACTGCTGCTGCCATTTCAGGGTCTTCATCTTGTAACCAATGAATAGCTGATAAACTTGTCTTACTTGTAGCATCAGCTGAAGCCATGCCTCCTTCTAAAATCTTTTCAGCATCTATAGAATTAGATAATCTTAACATATCTAATGATGCTGCATATAATATTGCTACATTTTCATATTCTGTCAATACCCATGAATCAGTATTTTCATCAATTACTGGGGGAGCTGAATAAACAATAACTCCTTTATCTCCTTGCTCAGAATCTACTGTTACAGTAGTTCCGCTTGGATTCGTATATGCATGTTGATACGAATTACCACTCCCCACGTGTGCATTATAATCAGGGTCTGGTTTAATATATATTTTACCACTTAATTTATAATATTTAGGAAACATTTTTGTTGGAAAAGACAAACTACTAGCTTCATCTGTCATATGTATTCCTTCATCAGGTATTTCAATTGCTGTTCTTTTTTTAGTTCCTTCATAACGATATACTGCTAATATCTTATCATATGCTAAATCAGAACCATTCCCAATAATGCTTGCTCCAGTGCTATCAAATCCATTTACTTCTACTTCAGAAGCAACAGTCCATAAAAATCTTTCAGGTAAACTAGATACAACAAACTTAGCACCTGCATTTAGATGTTCTACAAGAAATCTAGCTTTGGAAGCATTTCCAGTTATATTATTTACTTTTTCCCATAATTTCATATATATCTCCATATTCGCAAATGGGTCCCCGTAGGGAGAAAGGAGGTAAAGAACCTACAAAGACCCAATGCAAATTAACTACTTAGATTATTTCCAAATAGCGTGTGATTCTGGCATCATAAATTCGAAGCCAGCCTCAGTTAGAATCATATCTACTCTCTTGTCAATACCTGAGTTTTCTAAAGTCTGAACTCCGACATAGATTGAAGTATCACGATTCACACCATTACCAACTAATGGTCTGTATTTAACATTATTCATGTTAAGTGCAAGGATTTTCACGTGTGAACCATCCAAAGCAATACATCTAGAAACATTAATGTCTCCGTATACTGTTGAAATAGTTGTTACATCTAATCCCATTACTTTCTTACGACCAGTAACTGCTAGGTCTGCTCTAAACTGGTCATCAATATCGATGTTTTGTTTAAAGAATCCACTTAGTTTGTGTAGCCAAGTAAAGACTTCAGTACTACATAAGAATACTGTTGCTTTGTCTTGGTTGTATCGTGGGTCTTGGTATTGTGACATATCTTGCAAGAAGTCATCAATATTCTTAGATGAACTCCATGAGAAGATATTACCATAATTCAAGACATAATCCACAGCACCTTGGGTATGGTTAACACTTGAATCGGTCACTTGAGATGAGAAAAGCCCTGCTTGTTCAATATCCCATTTGTGTTCGATTAACTTATCTTTCCAAACACGAGCCCATTCGTTTGGTTCATACTTAAGAGCTGTTGCTCTTGCTGTATTAGTCATTCCGAACTCAGTTCTGAAGATTTGTGTTTGTCCATAACCTGTTGAGTATGGATTATCCTTCCAGGTTGTTCCTAATAATGAAGAACCTTCTCCGAAAGAATTACCTACTACGTAAGAACGTCTTTCTTCAAGAGATTCTGCAATATCTACATTGTAACTAACACATTGTGCTACATTACTTGAATAGGAAGCTGATTCTGCTACACCTGGTAGTCTAAGAATCTTACCTGTGATTAACTTAGTTTCAGCAGTTGCTGAACCTGTTCCGCTATTTGCACTAAGGTTTGATGCACCTTGAGCTGCTACTGCAGTAATGCGAACTAACATATAGTCAGTTGCTGCGCCACCGCCAGATGTTGAACTCATAGGTACTTTTAGTACTTGATTAACTTGTAAAAACTCAGGAGCGGTTCCTGCGTCTCCTACTTTAATTGCGCCATTTGATTGACCTTGAACATTTTGGATATTACCTGCGCTAAAGTAATCAGTTGCCATGTATAATTTAACTTCTCCACCAAGTGATAAAGCTGAATTATCTGATTCTACTAAAGTTGCATCGTTGTGAACATCAGTAGAGCCATGTCTAAAACCAACTACATAAGCATAACGTTTTAACCAAGATTGTCTCTTCTCTGTAAACTTAAATGATGGGTCATCTGTAGGTTTCTTCGCTAACATTGAAACAAGTCTGAAGAATGGAGTTTGAGCTAAAGCTAACTCCGAAAATCTTTCAGAAAAGTCATATCGTCTACGTAAATCACCTGTACTCAGGGAGCTTCCCTGAGAAGCAGCATAACCTTCACTTAAGCCTGTAGAGGTAGCAATTGCCAACGGCGTATTTGCTGGATAACTTGTATCTGCCATTTTGTTTCCCTCCTAGGGTATTTAGGTTTATGTTTACATTAACTCGTCTAACCCAGTCCCTTGAGATAACAACTTGTCAAAAACGGCATCGTCTACTGATTTTTCTTCTCTTTGTGCATTCCCTGATGATGCAATACTTGTAGGCATTTGTCTAACATTTTTCATTTGTTGTATTACTTCTTCTCTAGTGTTATTAGCGACTTGAGTGTCTCTATTATCTCTATTTTTTAAATAATAAACATCTTCCAATGTTAATTTATGTGACTTTGCATAATCCATTAAATCATCATAATCTCCTTCAGAAACATTAAACTTTTGTTTAAAATTACTTTCTTCAGAAGCTTTACGTGATTGCTCAGATTGTTGTCTTGCAAAATCATTTAGCCTTCTTTGCACCACTCCATCTACTGTTGCATTAAACAACTTTGCAGATTCGGAGTTAGGGTCTGACAAAGCATCATCATAATCAAACATGAAATCTTCGTCTAAACCAAGCTGCTCTTTTACGCTCTTAGGAGCTGAGCCGCCACCCTCAAAATAACCTCTCACATGAGAAATTAAATTTGGGTCTGCTTTCATTGCATCTAGTAAAGGCATATAAGGTTCTAACTCTTTTAAACGAGTGTTAAGTCGTTTAGCTTCACGAGAAGAATCCGAATATCTCTTTTCTAAATTATAATCTACATCTTGTGTAGATTGTTGCTCTATTTCAGGGTTCCCTTGAGAGGAAGTTGTCTGTTCTTGAGCCTCAGTTTCAATTGGCTGTTCTAGCGTTTCACCCATTACTTGTTTGTCAAGCTGAGAAAAAAATTCTTCAGCCACAGCATTGTCTTCTGGGGCTATTTGTTGTTCTGCTCTTTCAGCATCATCAACTAATAGGTTGTCCTTATTTTCGTTCATACTGTACTCCTTCTAATTTACAGTTATTTTTTCTGTTTATCAACACTAATCTTTTTCTTTTCTAGTGCTAATTCTTTTTTTGCTAAATCTACCGTATCTTTCATACGACCTTGCAAAAGTCTTTGTTGGGCTTGTGTGTCCAACACTTCTTTATCAATCATTTTGGAACCTTCATTAATTTTATCTTTAATACCAGCTTGTATTACTTGTCGTTCTAATGTTTCAATAGTTCCTTCTTGGTCTTTAATTTGTTCTTCCATTCCAACAATTTGTTGTTGCATTTGAGCATACATACTCTTTCGTTGCATTAATGCTTTTTTATTTCTTATATCTGTTTGTTCTATCATAGCAACATCATCAATTAATCCTGCTTGGAACCAATTAAAGTATTCATCTAATAATGCCCATCTATTAACTGGTTGAGTAGAACCAGCTACAATTCTAACATCAAATTTTGCTGATTGATAATCATTAAATCTTTGAATAGTCTCTCCAAAATCATTATATATAGGAATATTTATTGATACTTCTTGAACTTCTCCTTCACTTGCTCCTGCTTCTGGCTGAACAATTCTAAATACTTTTTGTGAAGTATAAGTAAATTGAGCAATTTCTTTAAATATTCTTCCCATATGCTCTAAAGCTGGTTCAACAATTGTATTAACCCACTGTCTAATTCTTCTTGTTCCATATTCATCCATTGCTAACATACCACGATATGTTTCATGACTTTGGTCTCCAACTCCTGACATACTTGATGCAACTCCACTAATATATTCTATATCTTGTTTTCCTTGTTGTGTAACTGTATAGAAAGCATTATTAATTGGTAAAGGCTGAACTGGTGTTGGAGGGTCAAATCCTTGTCTATATTTTAACATAGCTCCAGGAGAACTTGAATATTTTTCCCACTCTTCTTCATCTACACTTCCTTCAGTATATAACCATCTAAGATTTGATGCTAAGTTTGCATTATGTAACATAATTTGATGAGCTTTATTAATTTCTCTTTGTTTACCAATCATAGGTAATACTGCTCCCATAGGATACGGAGTTCCTGTATGACTATAAATTACAGGAATTATTGGATAGTCAGCCATAGGTAAAATAACTTCATACAAATACATATCTCCTACTGAAGCACACATCTTAATTTGTGTTTTGAAAAAATCTACAACTTCCACAACATTCTTTGCATAATTTTCATCTTTCATTAAAAGGTCAAAAGCCTTTTTCTCCATTGAATGTTGGACTGTTTTTGTTTTTAATTCAACTAACTGAGCTTCAATAATAGCTTGTTGTTCTTCAATCTTAGCTACTGCATCTTTTTGAGCTTTTTCCAATTCAAGAGCCATTCTTTCAGGAAGAATTTCTCCTTCTTGAACTAATTGCATTAATTCTAATTCTTTTTCTTTTAAAGAGACTTCCATATCTTTAGATATGAACTCCATTTGCTCTTTTGCTTCTTGTTGTATTAATTTAATTTCTTCTGGGCTAGGAGGCTGTTTCGACCAAACATTAACATAAGCAATTTGTTCTTTTGTATAAACTTCATAATAATCAAGAATTTCATCTTGTTCTCCTTCTAATGTATATGCTTCAAACTCAACATCTCCTGGTTGAATGTTTTCAGATTCATGTATATCTCTCATTGAATATTGTTTACTTTCTGGAGAACCATTTGCTCTTACAATTTTTTTCTTAAATTGAGGAAATAGTCTGGTAAGACTAGTTTTTGATAAATTCTTTTGAACAATTATATAACTAGCATCACGAAATAAAAAATCTCTACTCATTGGGTCTACATAAACATCGTAAGGGTCAATAGAGTTAAATATAACTTCTCCCATCCCTTCATCTCCATCAGGATTTATGTCTACTCTAAATAATCCCATCCCTTTAACAAGAGCATCTTGAATTACAGATGAAAATAAATTTTTTCCATTTGATAAATGCCAACAATATTCAGCTATCATACTATGAACATGAGCTATATCTGAATCGCTACCTTCAACTCCAATTGCTTGCCATTTAGGATTATTTGCAGTTACAAAATATTTCATAACTTCTATAGCTGGGGTTATACGATTAATAATAAAATCTGGCATCCCTCCTTCACGCAAATCTTCTTGTTCTTGCGCAGAAAGTTGCTCATTTAAAAAGAAATCCATGCTTTTCTGAGAATCAGTAAACCATTTCTTTCTATAGTAATTGTTTGCTTTTTGAAATAATTGTTTATTTACTTCAGCTTTATTTTTTCTTCCTCTTTTTGCCATACTAATCCCTTATTTCAAAATGTGGTAAATCGTCAAAATTGTTATCTTTTAATTCAGTATCTCTATCCCAGTCTCCACCCCAACGAATAGTAAGTCCCATTGATGCTGCAATACCCATAACAAAACCAGCAAAATATGTAAAACGTTCCCTATCTTTCCAGTCTATTGGATAAGGAGCAACGTCTACAGCCAATGAAGGATATTGGTTATGTCTACCTTTTGGATATTTTAATTTACTAAAACCTTCTTCAAATAATTTATTCTGTTCTTCTTCTCCACGATGACCTTGTAGAACAGTACAATCAAAATCTTCAACTACTCTTTCAAATAATTCAATTAATCTTGGGTCGCAGGTATTTAATCTTTCTTGTGATTTTTTTCCAAAACTTGCCATTAATAGCCCATTCCAGACATATGTCTTAAGCCCATCGTTTCTGCCTCATCCATCTTATGTTCCTCTTGATATAAAGAGTCCATATGAGCATTATATTTAGCACCTTCTCTAGTTAAACCCTGTCTTTCAAGATGGTCTTCATATGCTGCATCTTCCCAATTATGAATTTTTGCTTGTTCTTCAATCCATTTTTCATATTTAGCATCATTATATAATTTATTTTCAATTTCAGCCCAATTTAATTTCATAGGATTTTTACCTATATTTTTTTCTTTTTCTAGATTTTTATTAAACTCATATTCTCTATTTGTATTAACTTTATCTACCCATTCATCAAATAATTTATTTTCTATTTTATCTGATGGAATATTATTAATAGATAATGGCATATTTGAATATTCTCCTTGTCGATTTACTCTATCCCATTGGTCTCTAGTCAATGTTTTTCCTGCATTCCAATCAGCAACAGTTTGTATATCTAAAGAATCTCCTAAATACAAATTTGCCATTTGTTCTTGTTGTGAACCATATTTTTTGTAACCATAATCTTTTATTTGTGACATAGTAAGATTACGGTCAATTAAATATGATAGCTCGTCTGTTGCTCTTTGAACATCTTCTGGTTCTAGATTTTTTTTCATATCTGGACCTGGTTTAGGCAATAACCATAAATCTTGCAAATTAGATTTCAAACCTTCAAAATTATCTCTTTCTTCTTTCATTGATTCTATAACACCTTCACTATATCCATACAAATCTGGATTATTAAGAATATGAAGCATAGTATTTTTCATTTTTTTTGGGTCTGTATTGCCTGGAAAAGCAATACTATTTTGAATTTCATTCATTAAGAAATGTTGACTGCCATTCATTAAAACAAAGTTTCCAGTAGTGTCTATATATGCATTTTGTGCGTTTTGTTTATCCCAAAAAGATGGATGTCCTCTTTGAAGTCCTACTCTTGCTTCATAATGATAATTGTCTTCACCAGAAAATTGTGGACTTCTGTGTTGTGGCTTTCCAGCTATCATATCCATGGGGTCTAATGGTTTTTTCTTTATTTTTCCTTGCATAAAAACTCCTATTTTTTATAAACTTTTTCTGCTCCAGCAATACCAAACGAACCTAATGTTACCCAAACAAAAGAATTATAAATATTATCATTAATTATAATTTCTTGTCCTAATAAACCTGTTACTAAATCTACGATTCCAAATACGCACATAAGTGCAAAAGAAATAAATCCAATAATAGATTTTTCGTTATATTCGTTTTTATCTTTAAATATTGCCCACATATTTTACTTATGCTACTAACCAATGTTTCGCTTTTCTTTTTGGTTTATACCATTTTGGCTTATCTTTTGAATCATTTTGTTTATAATTAGGCGGAAAAGCATGTAAATTCGCATAATATAAACCTTCAATTGTGTCATCATGAGCCATTCTTGGTCCAAATGTAACGATTTCATTGATTAAATCAAACATATTTTCTCTAAAATATAATGAACCTACACTAAAAATGCCACTTAAACCTGAATAAATTCGATTTCTTTTCTGTGTTCCTCCTGGTTTTTCAGGAATTACGCTAATATCATAACGATTAATTCTCCTCCTTTCGTCATTTAGCGCTTGAAAAATACTTCTATTCATAGCAACATCTTCTACTGTAGCACTCTTGCAATTGTATTTATTATACAATTCAATAATATAATCTACTACTCCTTTTCTATCAAAAACTTTTCCATCCTTATCTTTTGCTCCTAGTGTAGGAATACTACGATGTCTTTCATATTCTAATACATAACGATTATTATTTGAATCAACTGCGATAACCATAATGACACTAAAGTCTGATTCTTTTGTATCAATATCTGTAGCTGGGTCACATCCTATAAAGGTATTAACAGGAACTTTCTCTCCATCTTTAACAATATAACCTAATTCTTCCTCCTTGTCATATTCGTAATATCCTTCCCAATATTTAATATGTTTTTGTGTCCAAACTGAATCTTCTTCTGATTGAACTTGCATCATATATTCTTGATAGAACTTAGATGGCGTTCCACTATCTTGATAGAATTTCTTTTTTTCTGCTAACTTTTCTAATGGAAACCACCCTGGCCAGAGAGATGTACCATCAGGCAATATAGCCTTATAAGTAATTACCTTCCATGCAAAATCGTCTTTATTTTCTTTTTGACGTTCATAATTAATGATGAGATTGTTAATAAAACTATCGTAGTGCACAGGAGTACCATTAACCCTAAGCCTACCAGTATGAGGCTCAATAGCAGGATAAACCACAGCAGTAACGAGATTAGAGTTTTTACTACGTGCTTCAGCTGTGATTGTATTGGCTTCGTGTTCGAAGTCATCGAGAATAATAAGGTCGTATCTCTTATGTAACTTAGCCCCTCCTCTAATCCCTGCAACATTCGATTTACTAATGAGTTTACATCCATTGGTTAACTCCACATCTTCTTCTGTCCATTTCTTTCCTTTCAAATTACCAAAGTAATATTTTAGTTTGTCGTTATACTCAAAGTGATATTTAATATAATCCATATTCCCTACACTTAATTTTTGAGTAGCGGATACCCAAGCATAGAATAACATATCGTCTTTAGGACAAAAACAAAAATCTTTAATGATACTTGCTTTCGTCAACACAGTCTTTCCATGTCCTCTTGGAAGAATAATAGCTAATTGCTTCGCATTTCTATCATCAATAGCATCCGCCATCTCATAGTGAAAGGGAGGAGTTTCACTTCTCATAAAATCGTCAGGTAAAAATAATTTACCAAACGCTATTAAGTCTTTACTTGCTAACCTTAGCGCTTCTTCCGCTTTGTTTACGTTTTTCTTGTTTATGTTCATCAGATTTATTTTTTAATAATTTTTCTTCTGCTTTCTCTTTTTCTTTTTTTGCTAAATCTATTAAATATTTTTGTAATTTATCTTCGTCTTTATTCATACGAATATACTTATCAAGCACATTATCAATCATCATTATATGATTTTGTAATACTTCTATTTGCATTGAAATTCCTTTAATAGCTCTTAACAAGTCATGTTTTGTTAATGTTTTTTTATTCATCTTAGCCATTATCCTTGACCTACCTTTCTTTTTTTATACTTAGGACTTTCCTTAGTATAATATTTAGTGTTATTAGACATACCTTGCCTAGTTTTCTTTTTTCTTTTAACCCTTTTTTCAAAGGTTCCAAATATTCTTCTTCTCATTAGTATTTCTTTTTCTTAGTTTTTTTCTTAGTAGTTTTCTTTTTTTTCTTCATATTATAGTTTCTTCTTGAATCTCCTGTATCTAATTTTTTCATTTAATTCTCCCAACAGTTAATACGTTCTCTATCAAATTCCATTGTAATCCAACCCGTGCGTTGAATACCATAGAAACTATATCGTGCATAATCAGCATATCTAAGGAACGACCCTCCTCTTACATACCATTTACGTCTTAAGGTCTCTTCTCCTTTGTCATCAATAGTCAAAGAATCCATTGGCTTACAATACAACTGATGGTTATGTCCTAAAAAGTATACATCGCCGTCAGAATAAACTGAAGCCATTTTATCAAGTTCCGTATCTCCATTCTTTGCTCCACTTTTTCCATGCCCACTAACAAGAAACCAATCTTTGTCGCCAATACTAATTTGTGCGTATCCAGGCAATCTAAAATATGGAACATCCATTTCACTTGCCAAAGTCTTACATACATCAAAATCTAGTATATTAAAACTTCTTAGATAGTCGTGATTCCCTCCTCTTATAAATAGACATTTATCTTGTATGGGTTGAACAAGTTTTAAGAAACTTAAATATTGTTCTTCTGGTGGAATGCCTTGACCTCTTTGGTTTATTTTATAATTAGGGGGAATCAGTTCTATCATATCTCCATTCCCAAACCATCGTGCATTTGGGTCTTCATATATAATTTTGATTGCTTCTTGGAATTTCTTTAAGTCAAACTCGTGAGCTCCAACGTGTACATCTGTTAATCCATGTATACGTAATTTTTCATCGCTTTGGACTTGAAATAGCTTACCTGGCTCTATGTGCTTCTTATCGTATTCTTTTACATCAGAAGGTATTGGTATTGAAAACCATTTTCCGCAAGATTTACAACTATATTGTTGTTTCAAACCTTTTTTAGTTCGCTTTTTACCTTCTTTTTTAGTCAACATACTACTACAATGTGGACAAATCATTTACTCCTCCTCTTTTGGCGATGGTAGAATTTTTCGTTGAGCTCCTTCTATTTCATCAGGGCTAAATCCTTGAAACATTCCAACAACACCTGTTTCTATTTTCTTAACTTGATTACCTAGTGTACCGATTGCTTTCCCTAATTCCTTTAAGGATTGCAATGCGATATTTTGGTCTTCACTTGTATCTGCTAATTGTTTGAGGGACCCTAATATATATGCATGGTCTATCCCAAGTTCCTTAGCGATTTCTTTAGATGTTTTTTCTATCTCACTCATTACTCTCTCCTGTTTAAGTAATATCACTGCTTTTTTTCTAGCTTTATTTCGATTTGCTTCAGTAAATGCTTTCATATAAGCACTCACAGCATCTTTTCCAACTGCCACGCTAGTGGCAAAAATTTTTTCTCTGTTTGTACATTTGGACCTCTCCTTCACCCTACTAGAAGTATTCTTGATTTTGGTACTAAATGTGTAGCGATTTGGATGTTTCTCAAAGTCGGTATCCATATATGTTTTCTTTGCATTGATAAATGTTCCAACTATGGTTCTTACATACCCTTTTGATTGTTTATAATTTTTAGAATCATTTGGATGCTTTAATTCAGTAGACACTTTTAATAGCTGAACAATACGCTTATCATCACTCAACACCCAATCACCTTCCTTTGCATCTCTCCATTCGGAGTGAAGTATCCCGTTGGGATGGTCCGCCTTCCATTCTTCTTTATTGTCATACACGTAATGACGTTTATGTCTTATCTTTCTACTTTCCACGAGATTTGCTTAATTGTTTGTGTAATGATTCAATTAAAAACATTACTTCTTTATCAACCCAATATTTTTTTCCATTGATTTCTATAGGTACACTTCTTGTTCCCTCGGCAGCATCGTCTTCATCTTCTATAGCCATCATGACTTCATCTTCATCATTAATAGCATTTGATAGAAGGCGCTCTAGTTTTACTAGCTTTTCCATTTGTCCCAAAATTCGTTCTTGTTCCTTCTGAGGAAGTTTACTAAGCCAATTTATTTGTGAACCCATACTTTTTTTTCCTTGACAAACTCTACGAAATCTTTTATCTTCAAGTAATCTACGTAGCTATCACAGATACTAGTAGATAATAGTAGATTATGTAGATTTCTTTTTCTTTGTTACTTTCTTTTTCTTTAAATCTTTTTCTACAGCTTTCTCACGTTCTTCTTCTACTTTAGCTATAGCAATATTCAATAGAGCTTCATACTCTTTTCGTTTTTCTGCATCTTTTCTGGCTACTCCAGTTAATGCTCTTTTACCTGATAGGTCTTTACTTGTTATATATCCGTCATCTGACATTATATACTCCTTTATTTAAGTTTCTATATGAATCTACGCATAACCCCATGTTATTTGCAAGAAAAATTATAGCATTTTGAAATGTAGCTATACACGCACACCCTACCCCCTAAAAGTAGGTTTTGAGATTTGGTTTTTTCGTTAAAAATCATTTCTTTCATTTTAATTAGATAAAAGGGGTATCCTATGAGTAATCTAACTGAAGAACAGTTGAA